CTGCCGAAGGCGCCGGCGATCACGATCACCGCGATCACGCTCACCCCGGTCAGCCGGGTCCGCCACCCGCCCCTGACGCTTGCCTTGCTGGTGGAGGCGGACGCCAGCCAGTAGATCCAGAAGACCAGCCACGCGCAGCCGATGGCGAGTTTGAGCGCTTGCATGCCGCTTCTCCGATTCCTCCGACTGAAGCTGCCGGACAGACATCGCTCACCGTATGCCTCGGCCAAGGCGCCGTCATCGGCTCCTGGGTTGACCGGCGTAGGCCCGTGGGTTGATTCCCGGTCACCATCCAAAGATCAAATTCATCATCCCGAAGCCACCCCACCCCACCCCACCCAAGAAGAAACCACAAGAGTGGTTTCTCCCCCCTCCCCCGTGTGTGACATGCAGGCGGCTTTTGAGCTCTACAACGTGACGGCAGAAAAGGCCGGATTGCCCAAGTGTCAGGTGCTCAGTCAAAAGCGCAAAAGCCATCTCAAGCTCCGGCTCAAAGAGTGCGGTGGCATTGACGGGTGGAAAGTGGCACTTGAAAAGGTTGCTGGCTCTAGTTTTCTGACGGGAGGCGGCCCAAAGGGCTGGCGCGCCTCTTTTGACTTTTTGATGCAAGAAAGCTCTTTTATTAAACTTATGGAAGGAACCTACGATGACCGGAAATCAACTTCAAAACCAAAAACAAGTGCTCACGATGCCCTTGCCGCCGGATTTGCTCAAGCCCTTGCTGACCACGAAGTACGCTAGTGGTTTCGACAAGGCAGGGACATGGGCGGTGCCTTTGAAAGCGACAATGGCCCAGATCACCGCGGCGCAAACATTCTGCAGGGACGTGGTGCAGGCCAGACCACCGGCTCCGCTGGAATGGTTGAGCGAGCGCCTTGCAGCCTTGCTCATGCACTTTTTCACCGGCGCCACCGGCGAAAGGCTCAACGCCATTGTGGCAGCCGATTGGATGGGCATTTTGCGCCCCTTCCCAAGGGACGTGGTGGCCAACGCTGTCACCCGCTGGCTTGAAACCAACACCGGAAAACCAAGGCCCGCGGAAATCCGCGACCTCTGCATACAATTTTATGGGTTTGTGGCTTGGGAGAACTTCGAGCGCAGCATGCAGATTTCACGCATGCTGCCCAGCGCAGAGAGTACGGCAGCGAGCGACAATGACGGCGAGTGGAAAAAACCCACCACGGAGCAAATGACCGCCACCATGACCCTCATGCACAACAACGGTTTTCACACCGGCTCAGGCCGATCAGAGAAATGCCCGATATGCGCAGCGGAGGCAAAAACTTATGCGGATTAATAAAACAACTCTCTGGGCCTGCATGGCGGTGGCTTTGCTTTTCTTAAAACCATCCATTGCAGACACAGCAAACTACAGCGAAGCGCAGGCCGCCTTTGCCGACACCTACACCCACCTCACACAACCCCTGAAAGGAAAATAAAATGAGCGGATACCAAAGAGTTATCGTTTGCGGCAACGTGGGCAAGGACCCAGAAATAAAATCCTTCGCCAACGGCGGCAAGATCGCCAATTTCAGCATTGCCACCTCCGAGACATGGAAGGACAAATCCACCGGCGAAAAAAAAGAACGGACGGAATGGCACCGCATAAGCGTCAAGGGCAATGACAGGCTCATCGACAACGTCATCGTCCCGTACGTCAAGAAAGGCAGCACCGTCCTCATCGAGGGCATTTTGCAAACACGAAAATGGGACAAGGATGGCGTGGACCACTACACCACGGAGATCGTGCTGGGTGCCTTCAACGGCAGCCTGACCCTCATGGGCAGCCCCAAGGGCAAGGGCACAGCCGGTGAGGCGACAGCAGAGCCGGTGCAGGCGGCAACACACGCGGCAGGCACCAACCCCATGGACGATGAAATACCATTCTGACCATTGATTTACCCGCCACCATAAGGAAAGTTAACCCGCAGGCACACACAGCTTGCGGGTTTTCCTTTTTCGGATAATACTAAACGCAAGGAGAACCCCATGAAGATCACAACCCGCAAGACCGCCGACCTCAAGCCTTACGACAAGAATGCACGGACGCACAGCGCAGAACAAATCAAGCAGCTGGCGGCGAGCATCAAGGAATTCGGTTTCAACGTGCCCATCCTGATCGATGACAAGGACCAGATCATAGCCGGCCATGGCAGGCAGATGGCGGCGCTGGCCAATAAACTGCAGGACGTGCCGTGCATCGAGATCAAGCACCTGACGGAAGCGCAGCGGCGGGCGTACATCATCGCGGATAACAAGCTGGCAGCAAACGCCGGCTGGGACAATGCCTTGCTGGCCGGCGAGCTGTCATGGCTCAAGGGCGAGGGCTTCGCGCTGGACCTGACCGGCTTCGACCAGAAAGAGCTGGACGGCCTGCTGGGCAAAGCGGTGCCCCTGACGGATGAGGATGACGTGCCGGCCGTACCGGTCACGCCCGTGGCCAAGCTGGGGCAGGTCTGGAAGATGGGACCGCACCGGCTGATGTGCGGCGACAGCACCAGCGCCAAGGACGTGAGCCGCCTGATGGCCGGCGCCAAGGCCGACATGGTGTGGACGGACCCCCCATACAACGTGGCGATCGAGGGCACGGCCGGCAAGATCATGAACGATGACATGAGCGCCGCGGCTTTCAGAGACTTTCTGGGCGCATCTTTCCGGAATTACTACGCCAACATGCGGGACGGCGCCGTGATCTACGTGGCCCACGCCGACACGGAGCGCGTCAATTTCACAGAGATGTTCCTGCACAGCGGCCTCAAACTGTCCCAAGTCCTGATCTGGGTCAAGCAATCCGGCACCCTGTCGCGGCAAGACTTCAACTGGCGGCATGAGCCGATCTTGTACGGCTGGAAAGAGGGCGCGCGGCACTACTTCGCCGGCGACTTCACCAAGACAACCGTCATCGAGGATGACCTCGACCTCGACAAGATGACCAAGCCCCAGCTGTTGCAGAAAGTGCAACAGCTCATGGCCAGCATCAAGACCACAGCAATCCACCATGACCGCCCGACCAAGAGCAACCTCCACCCGACCATGAAGCCGGTGGGGCTGGTGCGCGACATGATCGAGAACAGCAGCACAGAGGGCCAGACCGTCCTCGATCTGTTTGGCGGCAGCGGCTCGACCCTCATGGCCTGCGAGACAGCCGGACGCGCCTGCAACCTCATGGAGCTGGACCCGAAGTACTGCGATGTGATCGTGCAACGGTGGCAGGAATTCACCGGAAAGCAGGCGACCCGTGAAAAAACCTAAGCCCCCAAAGAAACCAGCCGGCGCGCCGAAGGGCAACAACAACGCTGAGGCGCTCAAGACACCCAAGGAACGGGCTGACGCCTTCCGGCTTTACTGCCTGCATATCGCGGCCGGCTACGCCTCCGACAGCTTCTACGACCCCGTCTGCGATGACACGATGCTGGACACCATCGCCAAATACCCTCAGGAGCTGCCGGCCGTTGAGCTGCGCAAGGCTAAGGCCAAGGGCAGGCTGGTCTGGGAGCAGATCGGCTTTCAGGGCACCATTGGAAAGCTCAAGGGCTTCAATGCACACAGCTGGAAGTTTAACATGCAAAACCGCCTTGGCTGGAAGGACCGTAGCGAGCACGGCCTCGATGAGCCGACCCGCGCCGTGTTCAAACTGAAACTTGGAAAGCAAGGCTTGGGCAAAGACCATGACCCTGATGCCACCTGACCCGAACCGCAGGCCAACCGCAGCTGACAAGCTCTGCGAGCTTTGCTGCCAGCCGATGATCGGAATAATGAAATCAGAGGACAGGCCGCGCCGCCGGATATGCGACCCGTGCGGTGGCCATCCTATCCGGTACATCGACGCCCGTGAGCCTGACGAATAGGGCTTGACGTATACCCACAAATTTTTCTAGATTGGGATGGAACTGAAACATCAACCTCATAGGGAACCCACCAAGATGACCGAGCCAACCGCCATGGACCGCTTTAAGGCACTCATCCACGCCAAGACGCACCCAAACCAGAACAACGCACCGCAGACCCCTCCCAGCCCCGCTATTGAGGCGCAAGATAATTACTCAACCGGCCTGAAAACCCCCGAACAGGTCGATGCAGCCATAGCAGCCACAGTCCCGCCGGCCCTCATCGACACCCAAATTGCTTTAAATGCCAATGGCTTGACCATGGCAGTTAGCAGCGTCATGGTCCACAACGTCACCGTCACCAAGCAAACCGCCACGGAAAGCCGGCAATTCGGCCTCCAAATCCATGGCGAGATCACGGCAGAGGATGCCGCCAACATCGTGCGCCGCGCTGCGCTGGAGCTGAAATGATGCCCACAGACAGCAAAGAGCTGGGCGCCTTCGCCAAGGAAAAGCTCAAGCCAGCAGAGACAACCCACTTTCAGGTCATCTACACCCTCCACGAAATGGGAACCCAGATGTGGCGCGAGGGCCAGCCGACACGGGACAGCGAGGCAGCCGGCAAGGCCGCGCGCACCCTCATGGCGCGGCACGATGTCAAAGAGGTTTTTATCTGCACCATCCATGCGGCTTACGAGAAAGAAACCACCGTCAAACAGGTGATTTGATGAGCTTCCACAGAAACAAGGCCACCGAGCTGGGCCTGACAGCAGCAACTAAAGCCCTTTTGCTGGACATGCACACAGGCAACTCTAGAGACTTCAACGATGCCGTCTATGGAGAAACAACCCCAAAGAAAGAGAGAACACTATGCACCCACAACGAAACGAGAACGTCACCTCAAGAGGACCGCTTGCAGCGGGGAGCTATGGAGCGTCAGAAACGAGAACAAGAGACAGCAGCAGCGGCGTCACCGCCTCAAACAGTCTTGAAATTTCAGCGCTCGAAGGGATCGCCGGCCGGCTGCAATTCTTGGCCCAGAGACTTGACGATACAAACCGTCACACCCTTGCGTTTATTGAACGCATTGTCGGCCCAGAACCCACCAAGCCAGAGCCCGCGCCCATGACCGATGGACTTGGTGATCGCATGCCGGCGCTGGCCGTCATCACCACCCTGCTCGACAGGATTGAGTGCCACACCCACAACGCCGACAGCCTCAGCCACAAACTAACCCGCATCGGGTAATCAACCACGAAAGGAAAACGACAATGACAGACGAAAACCAAACAGGCGTGACCAAGACCATCGGCCAAGTGGTCCATGAAGCACTGGCAAAATTCGAGACAGAGGCAACAGCGGAATGGGCATCCCTGAGTGATGACGCCAAGTCCGAGGCTGAGAGGTTTGCAGCCGTCATCGAGGCCGTTGTTTTACACGTCCTTGGCAAGCAAGCCCCCGCCCAGCCGTCAGAACCAACCACAGCGGCAGGCTGATGACTGACATTTCCCCCAATAAGCTGAGGGAAATAGAATATGAACGCCCTTGGCTGTACGATAAGCAGTCAGGGGCTTTCTTTACCACAAAACGATATTCCTATGTCGAAGCCAGCACCAAGGCCGGCAAGACACACGCCTGCATCGTCTGGATAACAGAGCAGGCCGCGCTGGAAGGCTTCGAGGGCTGGAATGGCTGGTGGGTGGCACCGACCAAGGCGCAGGCCAAGATCGCCTATACCCGTATCTGCAACGCCCTCCCGAAATCACACTACGTCAAGAACGAGGGCGAGCTTTTCATTCAGCTAATCAACGGCGCGCGCCTCTGGTTTAAGAGCGCCGAAAAGCCTGACAACCTCTACGGAGAGGACGTGCATGCCGCTGTGCTCGATGAGGCCAGCCGCACCCGATATGACAGCTTCAAGGCGCTCAGGTCGACCCTGACGGCAACCGGCGGCCAGCTCAGGCTGATCGGGAACGTCAAGGGGAAATCGAACTGGTTTTACATGGCCTGCCGCGGCGCGGAGCGGGGCCGTGAGAATGCGCTCTTCACACGCATCACCTGTTATGACGCGGTGGCGGCCGGCATCCTGACCCAAGCCGAAATAGATGACGCGCGGCAATCCGGCATCACCGCCAATGATTTCATGGAACTGTACGAGGCGCGCGCGGCCGATGACGCTGACGCCTTCCTGCCCAGCAAGTACGTCGAGGAAGCGATCTCCCGCGGCCGGCTTCCCAAGGACCACAAGGACAAGCCGCGCCCTTACGGTCAGCTCATCATTGGCGCCGACCCCAGCCAAGGCAAGGGTGACGCGGCAGCCTTCTGCTTCCGGCGCGGGTCGGTGGTGGAAAAGGTTGAGGAACACCCGAACATGGATGAGTTTGGCTTCAAGGCTCACTGCCTGCGCCTGATTGAAGTCCACAAGCCGCAGGGGCTGGCCAAGATATTCGTGGATGGTACCGGCTTCGGGTCGACAATCGTCAAGATGCTGCACGAGAACAGCGCCGCGCGCGAGATCGTCAAGGGCTTCCACATGGCCGAGCGCTCCACCTACCCAGACGAATATGAGAACAAGCGCGCCGAGTGCTGGGGCGAGGGGCGAAAGGCGTTAATTTCCACAACAGACCCGTATAGCATCGAGGCAGACGATGACGGTTTCTGCATAGAGCTCACGTGCATACGCAAGGTTGACAACCATTCCGGCCGCCTGCAGCTCGAAAGCAAAGAGCAGCTGAAAGAGCGCGGATATGACAGCCCGAACAGGGGTGATGCGTGGTCGTTAACCTATGCGGAGCCCGTCACATTTTACACCAGCCAAAAAATCGAATACCCTAAGGCAAGATTAAGCCGCAACATGACATAAGGACCAAAAGCATGGCCAGCAAAGACAGAACGCCCACCCAGATGCCGATACCGAAGGCGCAGAAGCCCACAAAGATGACAGAGCGCGAGCTTGGCAGCCTCTGTACCCGTGAATTCGATGACGCCCAGCTCTTGACCACGGAAATCCAGAAAGAACGCACTCAATCGATGAACGCCTATAACCAAGAGCCATACGGCAACGAGGAAGATGGCCTTAGCACCTTCATCAGCTCAGACGTGCGGGACGTTATCGAGTGGACCCTGCCGCAGCTCGTGGACATCTTTGTTGGCGGTGACAGCCCCGTAGTTTTCAACCCGACCAATGACGGACAGGACGTGCAGGACGCCAAGTGCGAAACCAGCTACAGCCAATACGTCTTTGAACAGCAGAACAAAGGCGTCATACTCGCCACCAGCTGGTTTAAGGACGCCCTGATGGAGAAGAACGGCATCGTCAAGTGCTGGCGCCAAAAACAGGTCAGGCGCGAGCGCGAGGAATACGAGGGCAAGAGCAGCCTCCAATACATGGCGCTTGAACAGGATGACGAGTTTGAGATCACGGAATGTACCGTGACGGTCCACGGGGTCGAGTACACCGAGGAAGAATACACCAAAGTGCTGGCCAGCCTGCCAAACCACAAGGCCGACATTGACCAAGAGGCCACCTACAGGATTGTCGGATACCGCAAAAAGACCGTGTCACAGACCATGATCGAGAACGTGCCGCCGGAGAACTTCGTGGTGCAGAAAGACCACCCGTCCATCTTCCTCAAGGACGCGCGCTACTGCTGCGACTTCTATGAGAAAACCAGATCGGAGCTTTTAGAGCAGGGGTATGATTACGACCTCGTCATGGCGCTGCCGGCCAGCACGGGCGTGGCAGAGAGCCTGAGCTTTGAGGGGCAGACCCGCCGCAAGAAAGAGGGCGGGATTATCATGACCCAGAACATCACGAGCGGTGACCGCAGCCGCGAGCTGGTCATGATTTACGACCACTATATCCGCACAGACTTTAACCATGACGGCTTCGCAGAGCTGCGCCACGTGCGCACGGCCGGCAAGGCCAACTTTTACATACTGGAAAACGAGGAAGTCGACCGCATCATCTACCACGCGATCACCCCGTACATTAACAGCTTCCGTTTCTTCGGGCGCTCACTGGCCGACAACATCATGGACCTACAAAAAGCCAAGAGCCAGCTCTGGCGCAACGCATTTGACAACGTGGCTTATTCGGCCATCCCGCGCAAGGTGGTGTCTGGCAACGTGGACATCGCGGCCCTCATGACATACGTGCAGGGCGGCATCATCAAAAAGGATACTGGCGCCACGGTTGAGAACGAGATAACGCCATTTGTAGCTGACAGCGCGCTCGCTATGGCAGACAAGGTAGACCAGCTGCGATCGGAGCGCTCCGGTTTCAGCCAGCAGACCATGGGCCTCGACCCGTCAGCGCTGGCTAACGCAACCAGCCCCGTGGGCATGTCAATTCTCTCCCAGAGCCAGCTGCTCGTAAAAATGATTGCCACCATCTTTGCCCACAGCGGTTTCCAGACACTCATGGAGCACATACGTGAGCTTGTCCTGAAATACGAGGACGGTGAAAAGGTGTTTGAACTGACCGGCAAGCAGATGAGCACCAACGTCAGGCGCTGGCGCAAGGAACGCTCATCCACCGTCAAGGTCGGCATCGGCTTTGCTGGCAAGAATGAAGAACTGACCATGCTGGACAAGCTCATGACCACGCAGGCGCAGTTTATTCTCGCGCAAGGCGGCCAGATCGACGGCCCGCTGACCAACGCCAAGGGCATCTACGCCACCGTGCAGCGCATGTGCGCGCGCATGAACATCAAGGACGCTGAAACCTATTTCACCGATCCAGCCACCTACAAGCCGCCCGCGCCGCAGCCGACCATTGCAGAGAAAACGCTGGGCGCTCAGGTCAACAACATGGGCAACCAGCAACAGATACAAGAGGCAAAGATGCTGCTCGAAAAGCAGCAGGCAGACGATGCCCACGCGGCCACCATGCTCAAGCTGCAGCAGGACCACGCGCTTGAAATCATTAAAATCCAGAGCCAAGAGAAAATGCACGAGCAGACCCTCCTGCAGCAATACGGCGAGGCCTCAAGGGCGCGGCATGACAAGATGCACGAGGTGCCGACCATGCCGGTAGCACCACAGCAGCCGACCCAGCCGGCCGGCAGCAACGACAGCGGCGAGTTTAAGGTGGCCCGCTTCATCAATGCCGTGAGCGACCAGAAGAAGGGCCAAGAGACAGCCCTGAGCACGGCAACGGACAGCTTGGCAAAAGCCCACAAGACGCTGGCCGACACCACAGCCAAGGCGGCCCAGACTGCCCAGACGCATCAGGACACCGTCAACACTCTGGCCGGCAGCATGAATGACGGACTAAAAGCCCTCGCTGATGCTCACAAAGAGAGCAGCCAACACATCGTGCAGGCACTTACCCGCAAAAAGAAAATCACCCGTGACCCCGTAACCAAACAAATTATTGACATTGAATAATGAGCCTTATTACAAAAATTCAGAGTGTTGCAATAACGGTTGCCGCGGGGGCAACCACAGGCACCGCCTCGATTTCAAGCGTCAACACGTCACTCTCAGCCGTCTTTTATAATGGCAGCAATTATGCCGCCAACGTAGCCAACGCCTCTGAGGTGATGGGCGGCGTGGTGCTCACAAATGCCACGACAGTCACCGGCAATAGAAACACCTCTGACGCCAGCAACGCGCTCACGCTCTATGCCACGGTTGTCACATTTGCCAGCACCGCCATTAAGAGCATACAGGCCGGCAGCACGGCAATGACCACCTCGCAGGCATCTAATACGTCAACAATCACAGGGGTGACAACGGCAAATTCTGGCATCCTTTATAATGGGTGCATAACGGCCCTGACGGGCACCGTGCAGGCGCAATTTATGACGGCGGCGGTGCTGACAAACGCGACAACCGTGACCGTCAGCCGTGGCTCTGCCAGCGGCGCCATGACGGTATATTGGACGGTAATAGAATTTAACAGCGGAATTTTGCACTCAAACACACAGGCCGGCAACGTTCTTGTTAGCTCGTCAACGCCGGCCACCACCACCATCACGAGCGTGACGGCGGCAAATTCTATGCTTTTCTGGGGTGGCCAGACTTCGGCCAGCACCGGCTCGTCTGCATGGTGTAATGCCACGGCCATGACGCTGACAAATGCCACCACGGTCACGGCGACCATGGACAATAGCCCCGTGTCAGGCACCACGGCCTATTTCACGGTTATCGAGTTTAAAAGCACAGACATAAAATCTGTCAACAGGGCCACCACAACGATTGCAAGCGGCAACAGCCTGACAGATACCACAATATCAGCGGTTGTGCTGGCAAATACCCTGCCAAACTTTCTTGGCAGCACAACGTCAGCCACGGCAAGCTTTCAAACAAGCTGGATATTCCCAAAAATCACCCTGACGAGCACGACAAATGCCCGCGTGTCCACCAACAGCGTCACGAGCGGCAACACCGACCTTGTGGGATGGGAGGCAATCGAGTTTGTGCCCTTCATACCGGCACCGTATTTTTATGACCTTATAGGAGGAATGTAACCATGTTCAAAAACGTAGGCAGCCAAAAGTGTATTTTCTTTGCCTTTGACAGCACGACCAACTTGCCAAAGACCGGTGACGGGGCAAACATAACGCCATACCGCAGCCTTGACCAAGGCACGGTCACGGTGCTGGGCACCACGACAGCCACAGAGCTCGATAGCACCAACGCCAAGGGCTATTATTCATGTGTGCTGACGCAGGCAGAGACAAATGGCGATTGCCTTTTACTGTCAGCCAAGAGCAGCACGGCCAACGTGGTTGTCATCGGCGCGCCTGCCGTCATCTACCTCGACCCGCCAAATTACACAAAGACCAGCGTGGACAGCAACGGCAGACTGGACATTATCAACGTCAACGGAACGGCGCAGACGGCGCGGGACCTTGGCGCCAGCGTCCTATTGTCAGCCGGCACGGGCACCGGCCAGCTTGATTTCACCTCTGGCGTGGTCAAAGGCAATGCCGTGCAGATACTTGGCACAGCCGTGTCAACACCGGCCACCGCTGGCATCCTTGACGTGAATGTCAAGAACATGAACAACGTGGCAGGCACGGCAATCACGACCATCAAGGCCGTGCAGGGATTGACAACAGCCGACACCATAACGACATGCACGACAGCCACGAACCTGACCAACGCCCCGACCAACGGGGATTTCACGGCAACAATGAAAACGTCCATCGGCACAGCCGTGGCAGCCAGCGCGGTGGCCAGCGTCACCGCCGGCGTCACCTTGGCAGCAAACGCATTAAACGCGGCCAGCGTTAATGCAGACACCGGCTTGATTGTGCGGGCAAGCACAGCCACAGCATCCGGCGCCGCCACGCTCACGCTCGATGCCAGCGCATCGGCAACGGACGGCTTTTATGTTGATGATTGGCTGGTCATCACGTCAGGGACGGGCGTGGGTCAGTCAAACAGGATTTCCGGCTATGTCGGCAGCACGAAAGTGGCAACAGTGTCGCCGGCATGGGTCACAACACCATCGGCAACCTCAAAATTCAGCATATTGCCGGCTGCCCGCGTGGACGTTGACGCAATCCTTGGCACGGCCAGCGCCGGCGCTGCCGGCTACATGGGCCCAGATTGGGGCCACGTAAATGCGCCGACCACCACCGTGGGCCTGAGTGGCACGACAGTCGGGACGGTGACAACCACAACGACAGCGACAAACTTGACAAACGCCCCCACCAACGGCGACCTGACGGCGACCATGAAAACCAGCGTCACAACGGCAGCAACGGCAGCAACGCCGGCGGCAGCCTCAGTGACAGGAGCCGTGGGCAGCGTCACGGGCAATGTCGGCGGCAACGTCAACGGCAATGTTGTCGGCTCAGTCGGCAGCGTGACGGGCCTGACAGCGTCCAACGTGGGCGCCATAAAGACGGTCACGGACAAGTTTGCCTTTACCGTGGCAAATCAGGTGGATGCAAACGCCCTGTCAGTCAGCGGCACGGCGCAGACGGCCAGAGATTTGGGCGCCAGCGTCTTGCTCTCTGCCGGCACCGGCACGGGTCAGCTCGACTTTACCAGCGGGGTGGTGAAAGCCAATTTGGCGCAAATCCTTGGCACAGCCCTGACGGAAACGGCTGGCCAGATTGCCGCGGCTTTCAAGAAATTCTTTAACATCGCCACGCCGGCCAGCACCATGGACCACCTCACCCTCATCGACACGGTGACAACGGCCACCACGGCCACCAACCTGACAAATGCTCCGACAGCCGGAGATTTGACAGCGACAATGAAAACGTCAGTCACCACCGCAGCCACCGCGGCCACGCCAACGGCGGCGGCGGTCACTGGCGCAGTCGGGTCAGTCACGGGCAATGTCGGGGGCAGCGTTGGCAGCGTCACCGGAGCCGTGGGGAGCGTGACCGGCATCACAGCGTCAAACATCGGCGCCATAAAGACCCAGACAGATAAGCTCACGTTTACGGTGGCCGGTCAGGTTGACAGCAACACCAAGTCAATGAACGGCTCAACCGTCAACGGCAGCGGCACGAGCGGCGACCTTTGGAGGGGGTCATAATGACCTCTTTTCTAGCCACAGCATTTTCTGAAAGCGCCTTTAGCGTGCTGGCGTTTGACTTCGGTGGAGCGCCACCGCCACCGCCAACAGAGCCGGTGCAGGGCTATCAGAGCGGGTCATACGTCACGAAAATGACGGAGGCAGAGTTTGAACGGCGGCGCGCCGTTTTCAAGACAGACATCGACGGCATGATCTACCGCATGACCGGCGAAAAGGCCAAGGACGAGATGCTGGCGGCCATGGAAGCGGTGGCAAGAGCCAAGAATATCGCCCAGCGGCGCGCGCGGGAAAAGAACCTGTCTGCCCTGATTGACCGGCAGATAATGGCCGACCATATTGTTGAGGTCAACAAAATGGCAGCAGCTCAAGAGACAGAACGGCAGCGGCAAGCATGGGAGAGCATGATTGAGGCTGAGGATGAGGAAATTGCTCTCAACTTCTTAATCCATTAACAAAAGGAACCCCATGAGACAGAAACCCCCCAAATCTCCAAACATCGAGAGAATGGCCAACGCAGCCAGCCTCCTGAAAAACAACCCAGCCTTTAAAGAGGCCATGGCTGTAGTGCGCGGCGCCTATACGCAAGAAATGATAAACTCCGCTCCTGACGATGCGGCCAAGCGCGAGCACTTCCACAGGTGCATCCATTCGTTAACGGACATCGAGAGCGCTTTGACAGCTTTCATACAAAGTGGCACTCTTGAAAAGTTAACCGCCACAAAACAAGAAAAGGCTAAAAAATGACCACAGCAACCCCCCAGAAAGCCACCACAGCCCCCGCAGCAGCCACGAAACCGGCGGCCGCGGCTACCCCAGCCAAACCCAGCGCAGAACAGCGCCTAGCCTCTATCCTGACCCCCACAGCAGACAATTCGACAGACGGCAAGAAGAAGCCGCCGGTCAAACAGAAATCAGCACCCGCCAAGCCAGCAGCAGAGGCACCCGCAAAGCCAAAGGCAGCCCCACAGGGCCAAGCCGAAGGTGATGAGGATGCCGCTGATGCGGCCACAGACGGCGCTGATGATACCGACCCTTTCGACCCAGACGCAAAGCATGCCGAAGGTGGCGACACGGGAGCTGTCGATGACGGCGACCCCGATGGCGAGACTGACGATGCCGGCGATGACGAAACTGGCGAGAGTGAGGGTGACGATGATGACGGGACGCTCTACAAGGTCAAAGTGGCCGGAAAAGAGCTGGAAGTGCCCCTGCACGAACTCATAAAGGGTTACAGTCGGACCGCAGACTACACGCAAAAGACCGAAGCCCTAGCGAAAGAGCGCAAGGAACTCGAAACCGTCAAGGAAAGCGTCAAAGACCTACCTGTGCAGCGCGAAACCTATGTAAAGCAAGCGCAGTTTTTCGGAACTGCAGCCATGGCTACAAAGGCCGCTCTGACCAAGTTTATGCCAGCCCCGCCAAATCCTGAATTAGCAAAGACAGACCCCGCGGCTTATTTTGCCCAGCAAAAGAACCATGAGGATGCCAAGCAATTCGTGGCGGCCATCGATGACCAGCTCGCCAAGAACCAAAGCAGATTTGCTGAGGAACAAACGCAAGCCCATCAGAAGGCCATCAAGGAAAGCAGGGTAAAGCTTTATGAAGCTATGCCGGATATGGCCCAGCCAGTCGCTCGCCAAAAGCTGCGCGAGTATGCGAATAGTTTGGGATTTTCTGACCAGTCAATCCAGAACGAAACCAACCACGTCCTTTTCGTATGTGTCGAAAAGGCAAGACGCTGGGACGAGCTACAGGCCAAGAAAGCATCCATGAAGCCACAAGCACCTGTCCAAAAAGTAACACGGCGCACCAATGCGGCAGAGACTGTCCGCGCTGTAAAGCAACGTGACAAAAATGGTGTTCTTGCTGACCACAGCAAGAATAAAACAGTAAAATCCGCTGAAAAGGCCCTTATGGCCATATTTTCAGGGGAATAACAACGCAAAGGAAAATATTAAATGGTACAACCAGTAAATGAGTACGACAGCTACGATGGCTCGAAAGGCAACAGGGAAGATCTGGCGTCTATCATCTATGACATTTCGCCAACTGAAACCCCAGTCCTCTCGATGGCCGCACAAGGCACAGCAACCGCAACCCTGCATGAATGGCTGACGGACGCTCTCGACAGTCCTGACGGCTCCAACGCACGGGTTGAAGGCGAGGACAAGGATGCTCTCTCCATCTCAACCCCGACCCGCCTGCAGAACTACTGCCAAATCTCTGACAAGACCATCGTCATGTCAGGCACCCAGCAGTCTGTCAATGCCGTGGACTACAACGGCGACCTGAGCCGCCAAGTAGCCCGTAAGGCTCTGGCACTCAAGCGCGACATGGAAACCATCCTCACCGGCAACCAGTATCAGGCAGCCGGCGACCTGAGCACGGCTCGCAAGCTCCGTGCTCTTGAGGCGTGGTATCCGTCTGCCAACTCTGACCGCGGTGCGGGCGGTGCGGCAGGCTCTACCACAGAGGGCGCAACCGACAGCACCACGGGCGACCTGAGAGCAATCCGTGAGAGCATGCTTAAAAACGTTGTTCAGCTCGTCTGGACCGTTGGCGGCAACTCGGACGCAATCGTGGCCGGCGGTGTCAACAAGCAGCGTATCTCCGGCTTTGCCGGTAACGCTAACCGCGAAACGGAAGCAACGGACGGAAAGCTGTCGGCTTACATCGACATCTATGCCTCCGACTTTGGCAAGGTGATGAAAATCATCCCCAACCGTTTCAGCCGCGCTCGCACCGTTCACGTCTTGGATAGTGAAATGCTTGGGGTCGATTACCTCCGCAAGTTTTTCCAAATTCCTCTGGCGAAAACGGGCGACAGCGACAAGCGTCTTGTCGGTGCAGAGTACACCCTTAAAGTCAACAACCCAAGTGCGCACGGCGTCATTGCCGACTTGAGTGTGACATAAGGATAAGGGGCGGGGCTTCACGGCCTCGCCCTTCTTCCTCAACAACCCACAAGAAAAGGACAAAAACTATGTGGATAAGGCAACAACTTGATACCGGTGACCAAAAAACACTAGCCAACGAGGCGTCAAGCTTCGCCGGCTGTGAAAACATCATCGAATGGGACAAGAATGTGGACGCGGCTTTTGGTAGGGGTGTGGCTGATACTGACCGCACTTATATCAGGCTCCGCAACTCCGCAGGGACCATTTACTACCTTTATGTTGACACCACCACGTTGGTGGTTTCTGCAACACAACCGTAACCAACTGAAAGAAAAGGAAAATAAAACATGACAATCGCACCAATCGAAACCACCCCGTATGCAAGCAGAGGCGTTGACGTTAACGGCCTCGATTGCTTTCCCACGGGCATCGCCGTTGCGGGCGTGCAGCAACCAGCCGTAAAAGGCTCAGTCGCTGGCGGCGCAACCTTGACGCTTGTGGAAGCTACCCACAACGGCAAGATCATCAACCTCGACACGGCAGCCGGTACTATCGTAACGCTGCCGGCATCGACAGGGAACGGCGCAAAATACCGTTTCCGCGTGTCTGTGCTTGCAACGACCAACAGCCACATTGTCAAGGCCGGCGGCACCGCTGACAGCCTTGAGGGCGTATTGTTTAGCATGGATGACACCAGCGCCAACGGCGTGGCTTTTGCCGCGGTTGCCGGCACTGATGACACAATCACGCTGAACCGCACGACAACGGGCTCCGTCACGGTTGGTGAATACTTTGAACTTGAGGACGTTGTCTCTGGCCGTTTCCTCGTGCGTGGTGGTATCACCAACACGGGAACGCCTGCAACGCCATTCTCAGCCACCGTTTAAACTGAGGCGAGTATTAAGGGAGGGGGAGGCGGCGGCACAAACCGCCCCCCCTTTTTAACAGGAAAGGAATTATAAGATGAGCGACACCTTACACAGATTTATGAAGCCTACAACCAGCCAGACGGTAGCCTACACTGGGACTGCCGGCACTCTTGCAAACCCTCTCAACACTTACACGCGCGTAATCCGTGTAGTTTTGACAACGGCAGGATTTTTTGCCGTAGGCCATACTGCGACAACGGCAGACACTTATATGCCGGCCGGCGTCCCTGATTACTTCGCAGTAAGCGGTGGAGAAACTCCATCTGCAATTCAATCCGCTGCCGGCGGCACTCTGTACGTTACAGAAATGAGCATGTAAAAAAGGAGCCACCCCCATGGCCAATGAGATCATCACCGATGTTGCTGCAAACGGCATCATAACCAAGTTTGAAATCGTGTCTAAAGATGCCTTTAACGTCCTCCGCACGCAGGACGTTTCTGGCATTTTGGATAAGAACAAAGCCGACCAGAACGACAGCTCTTTTAATGACGGCTACACGCCTGAGGGGGATATGAAGCATGTAGCCCGCATCCCTCTCATCGTGCTTGAACAATGGGCGCGCGAGGCCGGCATCAACAAAAAAGACGTCTACGGGAAAGCAATGAACGAGGTTATCCGCAAAAAGCTCAACGACCCTGACAACAAGTTTCTCCGCACCGGCATGGGTGAACTATGATCGAAAAGATTGAAAACAGCCAGATCGTGGACATGACCAAAGAGCCAAACGGCCCAGCAGGCGCCCACCTGAGGGGCAGGGTGATGATTGCCGTGCCCAGCCGGAATAACTCGTGGTGGTCAGACTTCGGCCTGTCACTGGCAGCTATGACCGCAGCCACGGCCTACGAGGCCCCTGAGGTGTCCATGGTACTGGACAACACCTTCGGCAGCGGCCTCGCCATGAACCGGATAAAGCTCTGCAGGGCGGCGATTAAGCGCGAGTGCACCCATATCCTTTTCCTTGACGACGACATGCGCATCCCCATGCATACCCTCATGATGCTATTGGCGAGGGACAAGGACATTGTGGCGGCAAACTGCTCGCGCAAAGAACTGCCCCCAAGGTCGACAGCAAAAGGATTTGACAACAACTGCGTATGGACCCGCAAGAAATCCACCGGCATCGAGGAAGTCAAGAGCATCGGAACGGCTGTCATGCTCATCCGAACCGACCTTCTGGACAAGCTGCCGGCGCCTTGGTTTTGCGAGGACCCTGTCAAGGAAATCGGTGAGGACGTGTTTTTCTGCAATCTGGCCCGTGAGCACGGTTTCAAAATATGGATTGACCACGACATAAGCAAAGAGGTCATTCACATGGGCGGCTTTGAGTTTTGTCATCAACTTATGGAGGAATACGACACATGAGCGGTGGAATTATCAACTATGCCAGCCTGCAAAGCGCCGTGTCTGCATGGATGCTCAGAGCAACCTCTGACGCGGTGGTGACGGCCCAACAAGTGCAGAACTATATACAGCTATGCGAGGCAGAGCTGAACAGAGAGCTGAGGGTGCGCGAGCTTGAGACTGATGTAGCACTCCCGACAGTGGCCGCTCAGGACTATTTAACCCTGCCGTCTGATTTCAAGCGGATCTCATCCTTGGAATACGATGACCAGAGCGCCAACCTCGACCCAGTAGGCACCCGCCAAGAGCTGAAAAGGAAATGGGGCCTCACGACAGACCAGCCGACAGAATACGCCATTTTTGGACAAAAGGCGTATCTGGGGTCGACACCTGACGCCATATACCCCAGCCACCTCTACTATTTCAAGGCAATACCGGCCCTGTCCGACAGTAACACCACCAACATCATTCTTACGACATTTCCTGACGCTTACCTGTACGGCGCCCTCCGGCAGGGATGCATGCAAATATCCAATAAGGCTAAAAAGGATGAGGCAGAGACAAACTACGGCACCGTCATGGGCCGCATTAAGCAGGCCGACATGGACAGCCGCATTTCAAGCAACGCCCGCATGAAAACACGCCGGAGGCTGGTATAAATGTTAAATCTAAATAACTACAAAGACGGAAACCCGCAGCTGCCCTTTGGGGCCCTTATGCCAGACATGGGGGATTACGGAAGCAGCGGCGCTCTTGTGGTTAGCAACTGCCTGCCGTATGGCGCAAAATACAAGCCAATGCCCAGCTTGGCATCAATTACCGCAGCGCTTGGCGCTTACTGCAAAGGCGCTTTCTCATATAGGGATGCAGCCGGCAACGTCACCGTTTTTGCTGGCACACAGACGGGGCTCTTCCAGCTCAGCGCCGGAACATGGACGGACGTGACGCGGGCGAGCGGCGGGGCTTACACGGGTGGCGCAGACAACTTCTGGCGCTTTGTGCCGTTTGGCAACCTCATCATCGCCACCAACTACACAGACGATATTCAGGTTTTTGACATCACAACAGACAGTAAATTCAGCCAGCTCTCAAGCACGGCCCCGCGCTGCCGTGACCTTGCCGTGATTGCCAACTTCCTCGTCTGTATTGACGTGGTGGACGGTGACGGCGCCATTGGGTATCGCGTGCGCTGGTCACCTATCGCCAACCCGCAAGGGACATGGGGAAGTGTTCCGGCCACCCAGACAGACTATCAGGATATTTTTGATACGGTCTATTCCAACAGCTACATAACAGACTTTGGGGATTACGGGGTCATCGTGCAGGGCCGCAGCATGTACCGCATGGACTATGTCGGCGGGACGGACATCTTCACATTCACCAAGCTCGACAAGGGCCGCGGAACCCTCCTGACGCGCGCCAACGTCTACAATGGGCAGTCAATCTTTCTCCGCTGCGAGGACGGCTTCTATGAGTTTAACGGCAGCCAGATGCTGCCAATCGGAGACATGCTGATAGACCAGTACTTTCTCGACAACTTCAATGATGCCTATGACTACAACAGCACGTGCATGATTGACCCCGTGCGCAAGCTGGTTATGTGGTCGGTGCCGCACACCGATGCCATTGGCGGCCTGCCGAATAAAATCTATGTCTTTAACTGGGTTTCCCGCAACTGGTCAATCATCGACCAGCAATGTGAGCTTTTATTCTCGTACATAACAGCCGGATACACGCTTGAAGGCCTTGACGCTGTCAGCACCTCGCTCGATGCGCTGCCATTTTCCCTCGACAGCCGTGCATGGGAAGGCGGCAAGACGGTGCTGGCGGCATTTGACAGTAGCCACACGCTCGGCCTTTTCACGGGAGTGCCGATGACGGCAGTCATCCAGACCGGAGAGGCAAAGCTCAACACGTACGGAAATTGTTTGGTGTCAAATATCTCCGCTTATGTGGAGGGGGGAACGGTGACGGTCCAGCTCGGATACAGAACAAGCCTCGCCAATTCCGTGACGTGGACCGGCGCAACCAGCGCCAACCCGTACACCGGAAACTATGATTTTGACATTGACAGCGTGTTTTTCAGAGCACAGGTGACAATTTCAGGCGCTTGGACCATAGCTGACGGGCTGGCCATAAACATATCAGAGAGCGGTGCAGCATGAGCAACAACTACCCTTATGTCCCTGAAAAAGTCAGCTCGGAGCCCCCGTTTCTTCGCCTCCTTATGAAGGCAATAAACAGGGCGATCGCCGGAAAGCTGAACTGCACGGGAACGGTCACCCTGACGGCATCGGCAGCCAGCACAGCCATCACAGACAACAACTGCAGCGCTGCCAGCACGGTGCTCCTGCAGCCGACAACAGCCCACGCGGCAGCGGAGCTGGCAACGGCATACATCGTGGCGGCAGACGGGTCCTTTACCGTTAACCACGCCAACAACGGCCAGACTGACAGGGTTTTTAATTATGCCATTCTCGGATAAAGCCGAAATATTAACAATCCAATCAAGTGAAATTGGACAATATGAGAAAATTGCTCTACCTTTCATAGTAAGTGCTTTGGAGCATACGGACGGGGAAACCACCGCTGGTCACATCCTGTCCGATATAGCCACCCAGAAAAGGCAGCTTTGGCTCATACGGGCGAAAGATGAATTTATAGGGGCTATAGTGACGCAGATTTACACAACACAATCAGGACAAAAAATAGGGGAGATAACGCTGGCAGCCGGCCGCGATTATCAAACATGGGACCATTTCAGCGATGTATTCGCGGTATGGGCAAAAGAGATCGGCTGCGTGACGCTTCAAGTAATTGGCCGTCAGGGCTGGGAAAAGCTCCTAAAGGGCAAACAGTTTGTCAAGAAATATGCAATTTTTAAGAGGGCATTGATATGAGCAAGGGCGGCGGCGGCGGCGGGACAAATACCGTACAATCATCACAACCACCAGATTATATTCTGCCATACCTGACACAGGCAGCGAAAGCAGCGCAGGGCATATACAATCAAGGGGCTCCGTCACTTTACCCCACCCAGACCTACGCCCCTATCAATTCCACCCAGCAGCAGGCGCTCGACCAAACACTGGCATACGGCACGAGCGGCCCCAGCCAAGCGACCCAGACGGGCATCAATGCGCTGATGGGAGAGGCGAACAGCAACCCAGACCCCATGCAAAACCCGTATATTGCAAACCTTGTACAGCAGCAGGGCCTGCAGGCAAACCAGATCGTGGCCGGAAACTTTAACACGGCCGGCCGGTACGGGTCGGGCTCGCAGGCGGCGGCGGCAGGGACGGCGGTCACGAATGCCCAGCTCCCAACGCTGGCAGCACAGTACAACACCGACATGGCCACAAAAATGGCAGCTGCCAACGCCCTGCCAAATGCGTCGACAACCCAGCAACAGCAGATACTTTCTCAAGCGCAGGCCGTTGGCACCGTTGGCGACCAGTACGCAAATCAGGCGCAGCAGGCCATAAACGATGCAATCACGCGCTACCAGTACGCAAACGGCGGCTCTCAGAATATGGCGCTGCAGAACTACTACAAGAACCTTACAGGGCCGACAGCACAGGGCGGGACGTCCAGCAGCACGACGAGCAATAACTCCGCTGGTGTCGGCGGCACCATCGGCAGCATCGTGTCAGGCCTCGGCTCTATCTATGGTTTAAGCAATATGGTTGGTGGACTAGGTAGCTTAGGGACAGCGGGCATTACAGCTCTAGCTGGTGGAATGAACGCCGCCGGCGCAGGCACAGCTGCTTATTCATTACTTAGTGCTTTGGGATAGGGGATAAAATGAACAAAAAAGAGCAAAAAACAGAATTTGGTGCCTTGGCATCACTTAGCAGCCCTGCACTGGCCTCTCTGCTTCATGGGGATTGCCAGATCGAGGCCGGTGCAGGCGCTGGTTATTCACAGGGGAGCCGGTAAATGCCACCAGATCAGTATGCAGGCTACAACTTAAACAGCGACCCGATAGGCATGAACGCAGGAGCGGGCGGCGGCGGTGACCCCATAGGGCTCGGACTGACGCAAGGGCTGCCTGACGCAGCTGCGCCCATTGGCGGCGGCGGTGTATTGCCTCCCCCCAGCCCAGACCAGACCTCTCAGGACATGGGCGTACAAATGACAGGCATCCCCCAAATGCCGGTATTGCCGCCTCCCACGCTTTCGCAAAAACTAATCGCTATGGGGCAGGGGATGCTTGACAGCGCCCGCACCGGCGCGCCGATCGGCTCATCCATGGGCGCCGGCATGCAGGCCGTGACAAATCAGCAGATCGGCTACAATGATTTATTGATGAAGCAGCGCCAGCAGCAGCTGACAGATTACCAGCTTATGGGGTCAATCGCTGACCGGCACAACACAGAGCTGGCCATGCAGCGCAAGCTGGCCGCGGGTGTCCAATTCAAGCAGGCATACCCAGCGCTGGCGACCATGTACGATGCAGACCCAGCCGCAGCCACAAAGATGGTGAGCGATTACTACACAAACAATGGCATGTCACCCCTGAGCGGCGGCGCAGCTGGCACGACAGAGCCGGCGCCGGTATCAGCAGGGACCGCAGACCCAACCACGGGCCAGACAGCCCCAGCAGCCATGCCAGCTTCCTATGCATCATATAGGTCCCAGCTCGACCCAGCGACCACGCAGTACCTGAACAGCCTGCCCCCTGAGGTGCAGAACAAGGCCCTCGGTTATGCCAGCGGAAACGTGTCCCTTCCCAGCCCGCGCTCCCCGACATACCCAGCCTCTCTGGCAATGGCCCAAAAGCTCAACCCGAATTTCAATGAAAAGACGGTTGATGAGCAAGAAAAGGTTGTCAACGACTTCAACACGGGCGAGGCCGGCCAAAAGGCCCGTGCGCTCAATACGGCAATTTACCACCTCTCAGGCCTCGACCCCCTGATTGACCAGCTCCACAACCATGAGGGAACCATGGGTGACAGCCTCCTAAATTATGTCGGCAACGCCATGCATGAGAGCGCAGGGAACACGAATATAACTGAATTTCAAAACCACGCCGACAAGCTCAGTGATGAGCTTTCAAAGGTTTACGGCGGTGCATCGGGCGGCACGGACAGCCTCAGAAAGTCACAGGGCGCAAGTTTCAGCTCATCCCTCGGACCTTCCCAGCTTCATGCCAACGTGGCCGATACTGTCGACCTCATGACGGGCGTCCTTAAAGGCCTGCAAAACCAGTACAACAGCGGCATGGTGCCTCTCGACAAGCGCAAGCCATTATTGACGCCTGAGAGCGCCGCAGCCCTCAAAAAGCTCGGTGTTGACCCTGACAGCATCGCCGGCGCCACCTCGCCGTCACTGGCAGACCCCAACAAAGTAGACGCCATAACCAAAGCAGCCGCGGGTCCTGTCCGCGCTGCACCCCCCGCAGCTGCGCCGTCCCTTACCGGCGTGGCTGCACCAAAAACACAAGCGGAATATAACGCCCTGCCAAGTGGAGCGCTTTATACCGTAAATGGCGTCACCAAGAGGAAAAGATAATGGCATACCAGCCCTCCCCTCAGTACCTTGACAATGTGGCCCAGATCGAGAGCGGCGGCGACCCGACAGCCCAGAACCCCAACAGCTCGGCTTCTGGCCTGTACCAATTCACCGACCCCGTGGCGGCGCAGTACGGCCTTGATGACCCAACAGACCCGCAGGCAGCCACACAGGCCATGAAGGCCCTGACGGCCGACAATTACGCCACCATGAGTAAGGCCCTCGGCCGCGCGCCGACAGAGGCAGAGCTGTACCTCGCCCACCAACAGGGAGCCACCGGCGCTGCAAAGCTCCTGTCAGACCCTGACGCTCCGGCCGTTGACGTGCTGGGCAAAAAACAGGTCTTAAACAACGGTGGAAATGCCGACATGACCGCCGGAGACTTTGCCAATATGTGGCAAGGGAAATATAACAAGGTGGCCGGCTTTAAAGACCCTATCGCAAACGGCGTACAGGTTGCCGACAGCGGCCAGATTGCCAGTGACGCCTCAAATTTTGGCGCTGATGACGCGGTTGTTCCTGATTTTGGCGCAGGCGACCCCACCGTTGCAGCGGCGGCCGTAAAGCACCCCAGCGCTGTCTCTGACAATTTCACGCCCGACACAGGAAAATTCCGCACGGCCGTGGATAACTTCAATGACGGCACGATGATGGGCTGGGGTGGCGACATCACGGACAAGATCGGCGCAGCCTATGCCCGCGCGGTCATGGGAAATAACGACCCAGCCCTTGAGGCGCAGATCGCCACCATGCGCCAAGACAATCAGGCCAACATGAAAGCAGAAAGCGCAGCCCATCCGGTGCTCGCGCCGGCCGCCAATGTAGCTGGCCTCTTGACAGGAGCCGTGGATTTAGGTGGTATAGGCAAAGCCGTTCTCCCTGAAAGTGTCGCAGCAAATGCCGCAAAAATCGCAGCCGCAAACCCGTGGAAAACCGCCGCTCTCATTGGTGGAGGTGGGCAGGCTGTACGTGACCTCGGAGAAGCTCCACAAACTGGTACAGGACGCTTTGATAATCTCGGCCTTGACGTCCCTCTGGCTGCCGGCGCTGGTGTTGCTGGCTCTACTCTGGCTAAAGGTCTGGTTAAGGTAGGCGGGGCTGTTGCTGACCGCTTCGGACAACCCATAAAAGATTTGATTGACGATTGGAAGGGCGGCGCCGGCGGCGGCGGCATCCTCGGTGACGATGCTGAGGCAGCAGCCACGGCCGGAGAGGGAGCGGCTCCATTCTCGCCGGCAAACCCCCCGCCTGTAACGGGCACAGCCACAGCCGCAATCTCTCCTATGCAGATGCACGGCATCCTCGATGATGAGGACCTGTCAAAGCTGCAAAATGGCCGCGTCCTCCCGATGACCGCCGGCCAGCGCACTCAGGACGTTGGCACCCAGCGCATGGAAGAAGTGGCATTAAAGAGCGGATCTATCCCCATGAAAAACGCGCTGGCCGCCCAGCAGGCAGCCGTGGCAAAGCCCCTGCAGAGCGTCCTCGGTGACAACCAGCAGATGGACCCGCTGGCACTCAACGGGCGCACACAGGACGAGATGACCAACGCGGCCAACATCTTGCGCAACCAGTACGACACGCTGGGGAACAAGGTAAATGCGGCATATACCACCGCACGTCAGGGAGCCAACGGCGTGGCGATTGATGCCGGCAGCATTAAAAACGACTTCTTGAGCAACGTGACAAACACGCTGGCAGATGAGAACGTGCAGACCGGCGACATACCGAAGCTCGACAAGAACCTGAGCGAGCTGCAGGGCATCCTCAACCCTGTTGACGAGGAAGGAAACCCCACCGGCAACGTGACAGCCCTCAAGCTCGACCAGCTTGAGGCATGGAAAAAGCGCCTCAACCGCACCATCGGGAACACGGCAGAGCCGGCAGACCAGCGCATCGTCAAGATGGTCGGCAGACACTATGACGATTTTCTTGGAAATCTCTCCGATGACGCCATTGTGGGCGGCGACAGCACGGCCGTGGATGCTTTCAAGAACGCCCGCGGGCTTGCGGCGCAAAAATTCAAGTTTTACGACAGCGACAGAACCGTGCAACGCATCCTCGACAATCGTGAGCTATCCGGCAGCCAGCTCGTCAACACCATCCTTGGTGCCACCCGCATGGCCGGCAAGGGAGATGACGGGCGCATTGTTGAAACGATGCTTGACCACGCCGGAGATCAGGCCCCGCAGATGCTCGACAGTATGCGCAAGGGCACGATGGCCAAGGTGCTGGGCGACAGTCTCAGCCCAACGCTCGACCCGTCAACAGTCGGAACGCCGGCAGAGCGCAATCTGATAGATTTCGGCAAAATGAAAAAGAGCCTCGGCGGCCTTATGGCGCAGCGCGAGACTTTCAATACGCTTTTCACCCCGCAAGAGCAGGCTTATTTTAAGCAGTTTTATCAAGATGTCGGGCAAATCGCATCTAAGCAGAGCGGCGCGGTCAATAACTCGTCCACCGGCTCTTATATGGCTGACATGGTCAGCGGCATCGGCAAGATCGTCAACAACCCCCTTTTCAAGAACGTCCTCGTTGTCGGCGCAGCCACCACGCTCGTGCAGGACGGGCTGGAAAAGCAGGCCGCGGCCATCGTGACCGGAAAAGCAGAGGCAGGCCTTAATGAGTTTTTGGCCAAGAGCTTCAAAGCCGCTGACGCGCCGGCGGTCCTGTATGGCGGTTATGTCGGCGGGCAGGCGCTCGACCCTATAGCGCAATCAATCACAGGAGGCACGACCAATGACAGCAACAGGCATTAAGAGCTATTCGGCCACGCCGGCCAGCAACAACAGCGCCTCGCCCAACGGCGCGCCGGAAGGCATGGCCCCCAGCGGCGTCAACGACAGCATGCGGCAGATGATGGCAGAAACGCGCCGTTGGTATGAGGACCCCGCGTGGATTGATTACGGCTACACATATAGCTATGTCGGAGCAGCATCTTTTAAGGTTTCGACCATAGACGTCACCGCAAACTTCGTGGTTGGCAGGCGGGTGCGCATTGTCGGCAGCACCACCGGCACGATTTACGGCACGATAGCCACCAGCGCCTTTTCGACAGACACCACCGTGACCGTGACGCTCGACAGCGGCACAGTGCAGAACGAGACATTGGCGGTTTCGATCGGCATGCCGTCTCTTGGAAATCCAATTGTCGTGTCAACTGTCTCTGGCAATGCTGGAACGGCCACAACACTCGCAACGGGCCGCACACTTGCGATTACAGGAGATGTGGCTTATACGAGCCCTAGCTTTGACGGGTCTGCAAACGTCACAGCGGCCGCAACGCTGGCGAATACAGCGGTAACCGCAGCGTCCTACACCAATACAAACCTGACCGTTGATGCAAAGGGACGGATTACCGCAGCGTCAAGCGGCTCGGCCGGCGGCCTTACTCTGGGAACCGCCACAGCCTTCAATTCAGCCGCAGCCTATAATATCACGGGGCTTCCGGCTGGCATAAATCATATAATTGTAAACTGTCAGGGGGTTACTTGGAACGCGGCTTCAGCTTTGACATTTCAAATAGGTGATGCAAGTGGTGGATTAAAAACCAGCGGGTATATATCAGAAGCAATGACACAAAGCGGAACTACGGGAGCGGTTACCAATGGCATTGGGTGTACTGCTGGGATAACGGGGCCTACAATATGCTCCGGCTTTATAACCTTTAATTTAGTAGATGCAACAAACTTTATATGGGTTGCCACGTCTATCTTTACACAAAGTGGAGCTGTTTTCACAGCCTCAGGTCAAGTAACTCTTGCCGCTGCTCTTGATAGGGTGACGGTCACGACTACCGGCGGCACAGCTACATGGACGGCAGGCAAGATTAATATTTCCTATATGTAACGGGACGGGAATGGATGAGGACAACCACAGGGTGATACACATTTGCAACATGCTGGACGCTAACAACAAAATCCGGCAGCGCATAAGTGACGGAGAGGAAAACGTGCCTGACTTCAACAGGCCACAAAACGAAGCGAAAAGGGGAGTAAAGAATGATAAATGACCATTTAAAAGAAGTCGGAAAAACCATGGCGGGGGGTGTTGGCGTTGCCGGCACGACACATGCAGCCTTTGACATCGCGCAGGCAACTCAATATGCCAGCTTTGCGGCGGCGGTTGCTACAACTATTTATTTTGTGGTCACCACCTATCTGGCGATAAAGGCCCATAAAAATGCCCCCGATTAAAAAACCAGTAGTCACAGGCACGATTGCAGCGGCTTTTATCGCATTGTGCTGCAACTTCATTGGCCCGCATGAGGGAACTGAGTTTAAGGCATACCCTGACAGCGGTGGTGTATGGTCGATTTGTAAGGGGCACACCAAGAATGTCCATAAAGGCGATATTGCCACACAGGCGCAATGTGATGATTTTTTTAAGTCTGACACGGTGCAGGCCATTGCTGAGGTGAACTTTCTGACAGAGGACGCTCCAATACCTGACGCAGCCAAAAAGGTGTTTGTAGATGAGGTTTTCAACGCTGGTGCTGGTAATTTCCAAAAATCAACAATGCTCAGGCTCATCAAGGCCGGTGACTTGGCGGGCGCATGCCGTCAGTTTCCCCGCTGGAAGTATGTCAACGGCCATGACTGTACTTTACCAGAGAGCCATTGCCGTGGCATCATAGTAAGGCGGCAAGAGCAAATGGCCGCATGTTTGAAAGGATTGAAATAATGTTATTTTTCACTGAAATGTCGCTCTTGGGCCGGCTGGCATTTATAGCCACCACGCTGGCAGCTATTGGCGGCATGTACGGCCTCTGGCATCATCATATTTACAAGGCCGGTGAGGACGCATGCCAAGCCAGATACACAGCGGCGGCGGCCCAGCAGGCGACCAAGGCCAACAAGGAAATTGCAACAGAAAAGGTGAAATATGCCCAGCTCGACCAAGACCTCCAAAAAAGTACGGGTTTTTCTCACCCTGTCAGCCCTCTTGTCGCTGACGCCATTGGCCGGATGCCAGCACCTCATTCTCGCAGCAAGTGACCCTCTCGACCTTTGCGACCACCCACAAAAGCCAAAGCCGCCCATAACGGACGGCTTGGCGGCTCAATACATCGTTGGCCAAGGCGAGGTCATTGACCGGTGCAGGGCGCTTTTAGGTCACTAAGATCAGACCCACAATCAGTCCAGCATAGGCACCGGAGATAATCTCCTGCCAATCCCAGACGGCACCGGCTTTCCAGCTCAATTCCCCAAGGTAATACGCCAGCGGCCACAGGACGCCCAGCAGCAGGCCGAAAGGCTGCACGGACAGCCCTATGAGCGCCCCCTTGAGTGCCATGAACGCCCAGCAGTAAAACACCCCGCCCAGAGGCAGCCCCAAGGCCTTAGTGAGGGGGTCTATGAGTGGGGAAAGGAACTCCTGACGGCCAGATTGCGCCTCGGAGGGGTCAAAACCCATTTCCCAAGCCGTGCCGTGGCCGGTGTCCATCCAAAAGCCTGAAATGAGCGTGGCGAGCGCTGCCAGCCACAGGCTGCCATGCAGGCTGTATGAGGCCACCCCGAAGCCCAGCCCAAACAGGAACTTTGGCACCTTTTTGAGAGCGTCTGGTACTTTGACAAGCCCGCCGCCACAAATATGCGCCATGGCGCTCATATAGGCCGTGCAGCCCAGCACCTCAGCGATTTGGTAAAATAACGTCATCGAGTGTTTTCTCCTTTATTTTGTAGCCCTCGTCATCGAGGTCCCTGATTATACGATCGACAGTCAACCGGACAAGGGGGAGCCGGATATTTGGGATGGCGGTGACGGCGCGGGTGATGATTTCATGAGGCGTCACTCGTCACCTATTTTAAAGTTATTTTCCAAAGCTCTTTTAATTTCTGACAGCTCTTTCTCAAGAGCCTGATTGCGGGCGTCAAGCTCTTTATTGCGCTCATGGACACGTTGTAGGCTCTTTCTCGGCAAGGTGACCGTGTCCTCGTCCATCATGTCCTGTTGTCCTTTGGTGTTGGTGGCTGCTCGTTGAGGGCTTCATGTGCTTCCAAATGAATAACAGCCAATGCAGCCATAGCGTCAACTTTATTTTTATAAGGAAATGCAGCCCTATCGCGTATCTTCTCCAACGCCTTCTCTCTCTCATCCATCATTTTTGTCCTTCATTTTAATCTTATCGGCTTCTTTCAGTATGGTTTTCTTTGTAACTGGCCGATACTCAAAATAAGTTCCCATGTCATATCTTTTATATAATGTCATTGCCCTGTACCCCGTTCCCCATGATATTCAGTTAATACAACAGCTTCTGCATCCGGCTTAAAAAGATGTATTCCAGATTTACAAACAGGACACGCAACGCCAAACTGATTTGCGCCGTCAATACAGGCAAGGTCTTTAAATTTGAACTTGCTACTGCAATTCGTGCAGCCCCATTCTTGTTCCATCGTGTCTGTCATGCTTTATCCTCTGGCTCAATCGATGGGGGCGGGGGAAGGGGTTGCCAGTGGGTAGGCGCGGCTGTGTATTTTTGCCAACCGTTCCATTCGTTTTCATACCTGTTCCAGCTAATTAAATACTGGTTCCAGTTCCCCGTTTCTGTGTCAACAATGGCATAGGCGATTATTATTTTCCCATCCCTCGGCGCACTCTCAATCCCCATCCATCCCTGCGTCTGCTGCGTTGCGGCGCGGATGATTTGTATTAAATCTTCTTCTAAAGCAGACAATTCCTCGCCGTAAATTAGATGTGATACCTGTAGTAATTTATCATGTACAGCCTCCACCTCCTTATCCGCAGGGCGGGGCTGGATAGTTTCATATTTATGCACGACATTAATCAGGTCTACCAATTCAGAATCAACGAATGTCTTGCCTGTGTTTTCTAGCAGCCAGTCGAATACTTCCTGATAGGAGGGCTTTGCTTTTTGTTGCTCGGTGGTCATTTTAATATCATTCCTTTCATAAAAATCATCACTAAGCTTTTGTTCTATCTCTGTAGGCATCCCATCCTCCCTATAATCAAATCGAGCGCGGCGAGTGCTGGCCTTGCTATTGTTCTGCATTGCACCCCTGTCAAGTCGTAGGCTGGCTTCCACATGGCAATCTTTCCCAGCGCATCCCTCACCCCCTTCAACACCTCAACATCGGCGGTGCGCTTATCATCCACCACGGGTAGATCGGCGCGGGTGTTCCATTCAGATGTCTTAAACGGATAACCGTGCATATTGCATGATTTTGTGCAACATTCCACAGTGTCTTTATAGGGTATCCGTGGCTCGTATCCACAAAACGGGCACGCCTGCAACTCAGGGGGTTTGTCGGTCATTTCTGCACCTCAATGGGTTTATAAATTCTTACAGTCCCGCCGCCGATACGGTGAACATGCACGGGCTTACGCATCGGGCGGTGGCAGACGGAGCACTTAAACGCATCTTGTGGCCTAATCTTATTTTTCACCGCGCCCACCTTTGCCGCTCGAAAGCAGCGCCCACGGCGTTTTCCTCTGGGATTTTCCAGTCAATTTCTTTCCACAACACGCCGTCCTTGCTGATGTGTGGCTGCCGGTCAGGGTGAGCCAGCACGATATAGCCACCGATGTCGGCGCGTATCATTCCCTTGAGAGGAAACCCTGACGGTACGCGCTTAATTGGTTTTTTTGATAAGAGATGCATCTTTTTTCTCCACTACTGTTATCGAACGGTGTTTCTTGGGGTCACGGTGTATGCACCCCTTTTCCACAAGCGCATTGACAAGAAGGTGGACCTGTTGCTTTGTCACAAGCGATTGATTAAGGCGCCCCATTATGGTGGCAACCTCGTCAAGTGTAGGGCTTACGCCGGTATCGTCAATATGCCGGATGATGGCATAAAGGCATTGGCCCTGACGGGTTGGCAGGCCGATAAAACTTGTCATGCTGTCCTCATTTCCGCGACTTTTTCAGCCACGTTTTTCACCATTTGATTTAAAGCTGCCTCAAGTTTTGCGCAGTAAAGAACGTCCATTTCCAGACGAATACAAAAAGGTTTCAATTTGGGGTGGTAAAAGAAATTGTCGCACCACTTCCTCTTTGCCACCCAGAGCTGGCCCTGACACTGAGGAAAGTGCTTGGCTGAGATTTCCTTTTTATAAAACAGCCCGACATGGTTACGGCGTTTCAGGCACTTGATTTCAACCGTGCCGTCCTTGCCAAGCAGCCCGTCAAGGCTTGCCCCGATGGTGCCAGCATCGTTGGTGATAAAGCCAGCCCGCTTGACGGTGTTGCCGGTCATCATTTCATAGGCCTGAATGGCCTTAGGCTCCAAACGCTTGCCGCGCTCGGTGAAATAGCTGCCGCCAAACTCATCGTCATAGCCGTCATCACCTTCCTCACCGTCATATTCTCCGGTCAGGATTTGGCCAACAACCTCGTTTTCAAGCTGGATGGATGAGGCTGACATTTTATGCGTTTTGGGCGTCAGGACCTTGCCAAAGGTGCTGGCCGTGAACTTGCCAAGGCGCAGCTTGTACCACTCAGGAGAGCCTTGTACTACGTCATGGACAATCATTTTACACCGCCAATATTGGCAATCGCGTGAATGTCACTTACGTCAAGGACACGATAAATTTGATTTTCAATCATGCACTTAAAGCTTGTCGGCCACCAGTTTACTAGTTTTCCATTTATAGTTTTTTGGTAGTGCCACTCTGTGCATTTCTTCCACCCAGCAGTTTCAGCAGTTAAAAGCCTGTTGCGCCTGTTCTGTTTGTATGTTGCGCGGCTCATGCTGCCACCGCCTGCCGGTCAAGGTATGCCCAATAGACGCGGGCGCAGGCCCACACGTCTGCCAGAGCATCGTGCGCCCCGTCAAAGCCTTGGCCGGTAAAGAACTCATGCGCCTCTTTGAGAGACGGCGGCTTATTGCCCGTGCGACCGGCAGCAACCATCTTCTCAGTCGGCGGCAGGCCCACGAGATCGGTGGTCAACTTCATGGTGCACTCCACCCGCGGCATGGCCAGAGGAAAGCCGGTGCGGCCCATGGTGTACTGCAGGCGCCCAACGTCATACTGAGAATTGTGAAAGACCAGAACGTCAGCGCGCGCGCAAAAGCCGTTAAACACGGACAGGACCCCACGGACATCGAGGCCGTACTTTTCACACATCTCCTGAGTGATACCATGGAAAGCGGCGGTTTCTGGCGGCATCACCCAGCCGTCAGGCTTAATCAGGCTCTTGAACTGGCCCATGACCTTCCTGTCCTTGTCGAAAAGTAGAAATGCAATCTGGGCGATTTCGGCGTCAGCCCGCAGGCCGGTGGTTTCTGTGTCGGCTACAACGTACATGATTTTATGCTTTCTTCTGTTGGGGTTTTTGCCCGATGCTGGCGATCAGCACCTTGGCGGCTTGGTAGTCTTTTGCCTTGAGTGAGGGGATGGCGTCAACCTCAAAATGGGCTAGGAAGCGCTCTTTTAGCTTTTTGGCGCCGTCAGCATCAAAGGCGGCAATCTTGGCGCGCAGCAGCGTGTCAATCTCCGCAGCCAGCTCGCTCTCCATTGCCTCGCCCTTGGCACCCAGACCATCGTCATCCTCGTTTATCGTGATGAGGTTGAGCAATATCTTGGTGCCGTACCGGACGCCATAAGAGGCCGTGCTGCCCATGCCCTGCAGATTAGTCTTTCCACCGGACGTGTCGATGGCCAGAGGCAGCTCGCAGACGGTTTCGTGGCCGTCCTTGTGGGTTAGCTTGGCGATGGAGATCAGGCCACCCCCCTCGCGCACCTTTGACGTGAAAGACAGAGTGAACCCGAAGCGCGGCAAGATCGGGCGCACCACCTCGTCAATGTCCTCGATGACGGCATAGGTGAAGGCCTCGGACATTTTGCCGGTTTCTTTGTCTTTGTACTCAACGCCCTTGGTTTTGACGATGCGGGGCAGCTCCAACGACATGGCAGAAAAATCACGGGCAAATGCCATTTTTGCCATGCGGTCCCAAATCTGCAGCTGCATGTCGAGCAGGGCCTGAACCTTGGTCACATCAATGTCTGGGTTTTGCGCGAGCTTCTCAATCAGGCCAGACATGCCGGCAGCAGCCATTGCAGCGCTGTCGGTGGCCGGAGCGCCCGTCAGGACGGCCGGCAGCTTTGCGGCAGGCGCCACGGCCGTGGGTTTCATTTTGGCGATGCCGCCATTTCGGGGCAGCTTTTCGCCAACATTGACGGCAGCGACAGCCTCGGCGCTGGCAAGCAGATCAGGGTTTACTTGGGGGGATTGTTTTTTCACGTTACGCTCCATAGTTAATTGTTACGTGCCGGATTGTTCCGGTCACGATAGCTTTAATAAGTGCCTTGGCTCCGTCCTCTTTGCAGCCATAGGCCATAAGGTCAGCAAGCACCTCACGGTTAATGAGCGCCTTGGCCTCGTCCTTGATCGGCGCTGACGGTTTTGGAGCTGCAAAGCTCGCATAACCTCCGGCGCTTTGTGGCTGGCTGACGATGGGCGCAGCAACGGCAGACTGTGCAGCTGGCGCAGCTGGAGCTATTGAGGCGAGGCGCTGTCCCTCCGCAATCCCGTCAATCCGCGCTTGTTCAACACGGGCGTCCTCAAGGGCCTTTGCTTGACTGGCCCGCAGCTTGACCAGCTCGGCAGCGTCAGCCTCAGCCTGTTTGGATACCACAAGGGTGGCGGCGAGACTTTCAGAAACGGCCTTATAGGTTGTCTGGTAAAGCTCGTCAAATTCCTCCCAATTGCGCTGCTGGAAAACCATGATGAAGTCAATGCGGCGCTGCACTTCGGCGCTTGACGGGCGGGCGGTCATAAACATCAGCTGGTCACCGATGTCCTTCAGGTGCTTCTCGTGCGTATCTTTGCGCTTTTTGTCGGCATCCTCAAGCAGCGTGACAGGGCGGCGCACTTCCTCATGCCATTGGTCCAGAGTGTCCCTGAACAGCTTGCGCAGGGCGTCAATGCGCTTCGGCTCGTCTTTAAGAACGGCCACGTAGTCCTTGCCCAGATCATCGACGGCAGTCTTTGTCTTGGTAAAACGGTTTGCAAAGGAGACTATCGCCTTTCTGCCGGCCGGCGTGGTGGCATCGGGAGCAACAAAATCATTTTTCTCCTTCTCAATGCGGGACAAAAACTCCTGTATATTTTCGGATGTAAACACCTTGACGGGCAGCATGCCCTCGATGTTGACAAGCTCGACGGTGACAACAGACGTGGCGACATCTTGCACGGGGTTGGTTGTTTTTTTAATATCGGCCGCGTCAGTGATGCCTTGAGCGATTTCTGCGGCGATTTTCTTGGAGGTCTTTTTAGCGGTGGCGGTCATTTTAGGCTCTCTTTCTTTGGTTAAGGATGATGACGTTTGAGGGAAGTGCCGGAGAGGTGGCGGGGGGTCTTTGGGGGTCAAAGCATGGCCACCCCTCCGGTTGTCTTGGCTGCATGTGGGGGTGCGTCTTGGGGTTTCTCATGCAGTACCAAAAATGGTGCCAGTTAACGGTGGAGGCAAAGGGGCCGGTGGGGTCATGCGGTTTCATGCGTCACCTACTTGGTCCATCAAATCGTTGATTTCGTCAATGATGGTGTCCACCCAATTTAAGGCACCGGCGTCAGTTTCAATGCGGTTGCGCACCTTTGTCAGCTCGTCCTTGGATTTGGCGAGGTTTTCTTTGTCGGCAGCGGTGAATTTATGCTTGGCCATTTTAAGCGTCCTTTCTATTGTTTTTAGCGTTGTTGCAGCGGTGCGCGGCGATGGTGTTGTTTGCGTCCATTTCAGCCTCGGCCAATTTTACAAGCCACCTCAATTCTTTGAGTGCGAAAGCATGCTTACTGACGGCATTATTGGCTGCACAGGTTGGCACAGATGCTTCGAGGGCATCAAGCGCGGCCACGGCGGTGTCGTAAAAATCTGAGGTGTCCATTATTTGCCCTCTCTTTTATAGAGGTCAAAATACTTGAAATTAGACCTCTCGCTGCCGTGGTTTTTGCAATCGTCACAGAAGCCGGAACGATACCCTGTGTCCTTCTGGCCTATCCATACGGCGGGTGCGCCGCACTCGTGCCCGTATGTTCCTATATTTGAATTGTGGCATTTTCCGTCTGTCGCGTATGTCATTTTATTTTCTCCGTTTTTTGTTTCGATGACGTTGCAGGGTGCAGCGCCTTGCCTGATTGCGAATGTAAACAAAACGTCAGAGGCGGTCAACATTTATTTCAGCATAATTTAAAATATTTTCTATTGACCACCATTTTATATTCCTATATGGTTTCACCGAAAGGACACATAAATGGCAGACAATATCCCCAAAAGCCTATCATTACCCCCAGAATTGGTTGACAAGATAGAAAAGCTCAGAACCAAGGAACGGCGCTCTTTTAATGCACAGGTTACAATATTGCTCGAAAAGAGCTTTTCCAGTGGGGAAAGACGTAGAAATGGCCTATAAGGACCACAGACCCAAGGGCAACCCGTTCCTGAGGACTACAGAGGATTGGCGGCAGCTGGCCAAGAAATCGCACCTGTGCACAGCCTGCCTGCACAGCCAGCCGGAGACATGGAAGGCCGCCTGCCCCAAGTGTGGGGCTCCGCAGGGCAACCGTGAATACATGCCCAGCGCAGCAGAGCTCCGGCGCGCCTCCCAGCTCATCCTGCTCCTGCGCTCCGGCCAGATCAGCCAGCTCAAGTTTCACCCCCGCTTTGACCTCAAGGTCGACGGCATACTGGTGTGCAAGTATGAAGCAGATGCCCAATACGTCGAGAACGGAAAACAGGTCATCGAGGACACCAAGGCGCAGGGTGACTTTATCGAGCCGGTTGCCAAGCTCAAGATTGCCCTGTTTAATGCCCTGCACCACAAGCTGGGCCTGACGGTCAAGCTGCACAGATAATTCTAAACGGCAAAAACCCCCGTTTTAATTGGGTTTTAAACACAAAAGGAGAGACTAAAATGGCTAAAGCAAAGAAAAAGGCTGTCGAGGACTTTGATGACAACGTCGATATGACCGGAAACGCCAAGGTGGCGGCGATGGGCGGCAACATCAAGGGGATTCACGATGACTGCAAAACGTCCTATGACCGCATCGAGCAATGGAAGAAAGAGCGCAAGGCCATAAACGACAAGATCAAGGCAGAGCGGGAAACCATGGAGGCCAAGGGCATCACCAAGACAGCCTTTGACGCCGCCATGCACTACGTCAACATGGACCCAGACAAGCGAAACGGCTTTGACACAGCCTACATCATTGCCCGTGAGGGTCTTGGTGCGCCGGTCAAGGGTGCGCAAGCCGACCTTTTCGGCTTGGCCGTAGCAGCTGACGAAACGGTGGACGGCGATGACGAATAGCACAGAAAAAAAGCCGGTCTGGCAGTACGCCAAAGAGGCACGGGAACGGAAAGCAACGGCAGCGGGGGAATCGGCTAAAAAGCCAATAAAACCCAATGCCGGCGCAGTCTCCAAGGGGTCAGAGGAAATCAGTGTCAAGGTGTCCAACCCTGACGTCGATTTCAATGCCCAAATCATCCCCATGAAGTTTTTGAAGCGCGCGGGCGTAAAAACATACGCTGGCGAGCTGAAAGAGCGCCTGCTGGACGTGGAAGAGGCCCCTGACGGGGCTTATTTCCTCCTGCCGGTCAAGCTGCCCAAAAAGGTCTATAAAAAGCTCCTTTTGGCGGCAATCGAAATGGAAAAAGTAAGCCCAGACTGGACCGAGCGCGACATGATCGAGGCCATTATCATCTTTTCTAAAACAAAACCTTGATTACAATCAAATCTGAGGCATAATACCAAAAATGAGGGCTAGGTTTTGCCGCCGAAAAGGGTTTTCTCCAAGTAATCCCTGCCCTCATTTCCTTCCTTAAACTTGGTGCGCGAATGGCAATAGCGTAAAAACTTCAAACCTTGGGGATAATCAATGAAACAAACATATTCAGAGCTTTTAGCATCATCAGAATGGCAAGAAAAACGCCATAAAATACTGGTGCGCGACAAATTTACATGCCGTCATTGTGGCTCTTATGATCGGCTTGAGGTGCATCACACCGCATATAAATTCGGTGACCCGCCGTGGTGTTACCCCGACCATTTTTTACTGACTTTATGCCGCCCATGCCATGAAAACGAGGGGTTAAACGGTTCAAAGGACGCCATAGCTATGCTTTCACAGGTAGGATTTAAAGAGGATGATTTTTATGAGCTTTCTATGGCCATAGCGCGCAACCCAGCACCGTTTAAAAATCTTTTGGAGGTGCTGAGAAATGGCTGAGTTTCCCGCACTCCCCCTCTTTACTGACGCCGTTGTTGCCGATTGCAACCACCTTTCTGATGACGAGTTTGGCCTGTATATGAGGATTTTAATTCTCATGTGGCGGTCACCAGAATGTCAGATACCGGCACAAGCTGAGTGGCTCGAAAAGAGGCTCAAAAGAGACATAACTGTCATCGTTCCTTTGCTCACGGAATTTTGCATTTCTGACGGCAATTTTTTCACGCAAAAAAGATTATATAAAGAGTATCTTTGGGTGAAGAAAAGGAGCAAAAAACAGAGCGTTAACGCTAAGTCATTGTGGAATAAGAAAAAAGTGTTAAGCCAAACCGATGCCAAGTCGATGCCAAACGACAGCCAAACCGATGCCCCCCCCCCCCCCCCCCCCCC